TCCGTGTAACCAGTCGGGTAGCAGACCCTTTAAGTTGAACATCGGACATGGTGTGAGTGTGATTGGATGTTGAGCCATCACTGCCTGTGCGGTAGTGACACTTGTGACAAAACGTGTGACCATCGGTGTACAGAGCGTTGGCATCTGAAGAACCGCAGTTAGGACAGGCCATGTGCCTAACAAACTCGCTGTCTAAATCAGCCATTTGAGTGGAATGTTGGCGTATGAACACCAAAGAATGCCCAGCTTTTCGCAGTATTGGGCGTATGTAGTTTTAGATTTTTTAGAGATGGTGTTGAACGGAGACTGAAAGACCATCCGCAAGTCAAGTTCAGGGTGCTGTTGTTTGACAGCTTTGATCTTGCGACGGTCAGCACTATCCCAATACCCTTTACATTCCAAGTGCACACCGTTAGGCAGCACAAAGTCAGGGCAGTACAGGTGTGAGATAGTGTAGTCAACCTTGACGCTTTCGTATTCGTACTTGACGTCAAGGTCAACCAACAGGTCCGCTACTTTCTCTTCAAGCTTGGACCTAAATGCCATCAGAAATCATCTTCAAGAGCAGCGTCATTGCTGACGTCACTCACGACATTTGGATCACCCAGCTTGAAGCCTTCAGTCTTGCCGAACATTGCGGCAGGGTCGATGTCTTCAGCATCACCAACGTCAACACCGGCAGAGCCTGACAGTGCGACAACTTGGATTGCCTCCATAACAAGGCGAGTGCCGATCGTGCCAGTAGGCAGAGAGTAAGGTTTTTGGTAGAAGGCAAGCTTGACCTTGCTTCCGTTGTAAAGAGGGATAGTGTCATCTTCAATGACTGTGCCCTCGGTGTCTACGATGACAGGCTTTGCATCGTCACCCCAGGTGAATCGGGTCTTGTACTTGCCTTCAGAGACAGGTTTCCAAGGCTCGTCGTTGGTTGTGTAGTTGCGCTTCTTTTGTTTAGAAGCAGCCCAGTCAAGGGCAGCAGGACGATCAGCTTCAAGGATGTCGATGATGCTTTCGTCCAGGATTGCCTCCAGTTGGAACTTACCAAACTGGCTGACCTGCAAGACTGCCTGAAAGCCGTCAAGGACAACAGGCTCAGGAGTTTTGATGATCTTTTTCATCAGCAAAAAAAGTAGGTGGAATCAATCACTCGTGACGGTTCAAGGTCACCAATGATCGGTGGTTCTGTTTCTGCACCAATCTGTTGGGCGAAACATGTTAAGTAATCGTTCTCCGCAAACAAATGCATGTAAGTCTCACGGACTATTGCCGAAAGAATTGACATGTCAGTTGCTCTACACAACACAGAGTCATGTATGAGTGCTATTGGAGAATTGAAGCGCAGTGTAGAAAGACACAAGAGACTTGCATCTAGACTGTGGATGAGATTAGGAGCTGTTGCATTTTTATGATGTGCTTTGTCAACCTTGTCACTTTCACCAGTGGCAACGTTTACACGACATCTACCAAGCAGTTTGAGTGCAATCAGCTTGATTTCTTTTTTCATAAGACGCTGTGTTACTACAAACCCTGATGGTGTGACCCATCTAAGTTCAGTAGCACCGCGATCAATGGCAGCGGCAACTTCTTGTTCTATCCACTTCATGACACGCATAGGACCAGGAACAACGACATTCATTGCATCCCTGACTGCTTTGACAGTTGCAGTCAAATCCTCCTTACTTATATCAAACCCTTTTTCTTTTAGTGCCTCACGTATGTAAGACCTGTTTGAAAATGGTTTGGCATTGTACGGCACGGTCATGACTGTGCGCTTTGTAGTCTTCCTGTCCATGTGTGGTTTTACACAGTCAGGAACGTTTGGTTTTGCTTGTTCAGCAATAACCTTGTACGCATCTTGTGGTGCGTCCCCGGGTACAACGTTTACTAGCCGGGCAGTTGATTCATCACGTGCCAAACCTGCGAGTATTTGTAGACCACTACATGTAGCATCAGTTGCAACCATCAAGTTTGTATGTTGACGGGTACAAGCAAGGACACATGCGTAGTATTCCTCACAAGCTGCAAGAAACTGCCAAGGTTCATCAGCAACTTCCCAGTCAGATAGGTTGTCGATAGGATCCTTAGCGACACGTGTGATCAGTGATTCATTGTCAGCTACCCACTGGATTCGTTCAGACATAGGTGCCTTGTCGAGTCCGTAGCAAGTAGCCACCTGAAATGCTAACCACTGTTCAGCTTCAGGTGTTACAAAAGCTTGTTCGTGAAACTTTAGTAACGACTTACCGAAGTCAGTGTCTTGTGGTGTCAAGAACGCAGGAATCGGGTAGACCCTTGACCTGTAGTCAAACGACCAAGGAATAAAGAACTTGTCTTTATCCATAAAGGTCTTGACCGCGTTCATGGTCATCCGTGTACGACACGACTTCTGGAACGCGCTGGCGTTGACGTTCATAACTTCTGCCGCACGCCGCCTGTAGTCTTTGCGAGATTCATAGTTCTCAGCTATGTCTACAGGCTTAGGTGGCAGTGGCATTTCCACTACAGGTATGAACTTACCGACCTGTATCTGTCTGTCCATGAGAGTCTCAGCGACCTTCACAGTAAACGGATTCAGGGTGTAGGCAACCTTCTGAATTTTGTTCAGAAAGCTGATCGGTGTTTCTCCCTGTATACATGGGTGCGTACCGCGTCGAACCATGTTGTAGCCCTTCATGACCTCGTTCAAGATGTAACCACCTTGCGTCTCATTAGACCAATCATTTGGTTCAATGAGCATCGGCCATGCAATAGGGCTAAACAACTCAGCGGTCTCCATGAACTGATCTTTAACGGCAATAAACTCAGGTGTTGGGACGACATAGGTTTGTCGCTTCTTACCTTCGTTACGCATCTCAGTCATAAACCAGTTGGAGGATTCACAAATACAATCCAACAACCATCCGCCTAGCCTGATCCGATTAGCACGTCCCCACGTTTTCCAGTGGTCAACGTCGCAGCGGTTCATGAGTGTCCGTATGACAACCACCTTTTGATGGGTGCCAATGGACTTGTGCCAGTAGTTCTCCTTCAGCTTGTGGAGTAACCCTGGCACGTTGGTTTCGTAGTGCCTCATCATGCACTCGTTCTCGATTGCTTGCCCTATGGCATCTGTGACGCTCTGTACGAGGTTTGATTTAGGCTTAGTGCTAAATACCTTGTCGAACGTTACCTTGCAAGCAATAGCTGCTGAAGCGTCAGATTCAATACCAGAAAGAAAGTGATAGATTTCACGGAAGTTGATTCCTGCTTCACCTTTTCTTATCCGTGATTGAGTTGCATTAATACGCTTAGCCACATCAGGGAGAAGCTGCTCAACAGAAGCCACCCCGTATACTGAAGCACTTGCATAGTCCCTTTCCTCAAGTTTGGATGTGTTAGAACGTAGCTGTTGCAGTCCTTGTCGAATTTGTTCTCGTTCAAGGGCAATTTGTTGGTCAATTTCAGATGGTGTCGGCATCCTCGCTCAGGTACCTCACTGAGTTTTCGTCATCAATTTGTTGATGCATCAACTCAATAATTTCGTCTTTGTGTGGATGTCTATCCAACTCAATGACTAGACGTGCGAATTGCATATCAGTCATCATTTGTATCCTCTTTAAGTTGTTCGGGATGCACGTAATACAATGCTTCTTCAGCGCAAATCACAAGTTCATGTGTTTTGTATGTCATGTATTGCCGGATCTTTGATTCAGCAGCAGACATACGTTTGTATACGTGCTCTTTAATTTTGTGGTTTTCGAGATTGCGTGCGCGGATGACACAAGCAATGTCGGGCGGCAATTCCCAACCGGCAACCTTCCACTCCATTACGTCTTCGTAAAAGAGTGGCTCGAATTTGTCGGCTGGGATGTTTGCTACTTTACGCCATTTATTAGGGAAGTCTTTAGCCATCGATTAACCTTACGTCCAGGAGTTCAGAATGTTTGTCATTGGACAGCTCCAAGGCATACCACGCGGCATCCTCGGCACTGGCGGCGAGAATGTAGATGTTCTCGTCACTTAGACAGACTTCATAGCTCCTTAGTGGGTTTCCGAGTAGCTCGTCTTGCCCGTCTAGGCTTTGGCTGTTCAGGTTTCCCGATGTAGGATTCCCGTTCTGCCAAATCCTTATAAATGGAGTGCCATTTGTGCTTTTCGTCGAAGTAATACAACCAACAATGGATTGCATTACGGATGAAAAAGTCTTCATCCA